ATAATCAAAACTATATGTTTTGATATCTTTTTTTGCTTCTTGTAATTCTTGTTTGATACTATCTTCACCTACATTATTAGCAAGGTATATATCTGCAGGATTCCATTTATTAATATCTCTAAAACCAATAAACTCTGGTATTTCTTTTTCTGCTATTTTAGTTGATTCAGATTTACTTGCTATTGACCATAACTCTGCTATATTTTTCATTACTCCAACTTTACCACGAAGATAAAAATAGTCACGATCTTTTTTTGAAATATTATAATCTTTATCTATTTCTTTTAAATTTTTGACTAATGTTTTTGCAATCGTAATTGAGGACGCATACCAACCATTTTTTGTATTTTCTAAAAAATCAAAAATATCTTTAGTTGTAGCGTCAACATCTACACCATTCATTGCTGTTTCTAAATCTTTTTTATTTTTATCAAATGCTAAAAATTCTTTAAACGATGGATAAGTTTTTAAATCTAGTCTTTTTTGTGCTTCAGAATCACCTAGAAGGTCTGCTAATGAGCAAAATATTGCTTGAGCACTTTCTGCTAATGTTGTTGTATCTCTTGCCATACTACTATTTATGTGTGGCGGGAGCGAAGGGACTCGAACCCTCGACTTCCTGCGTGACAGGCAGGCGCTCTAACCAACTGAGCTACGCCCCCCTAATTAGTCTTTGCCCTCTATACTAGTTCCTTTAAAAGGATCCTTTGAAGTATCTCTTACAGGTTCTTCCTCTTCTTTTTTTATCTCATCTGTTGTACCTTTAAATACTAATGATACTCTAAACTTATCTGTTTCAACTGCTCTTGCAACATGAGGTATTCTGCCATCAAACAATACAACACGACCTGCTCTTGGCCAATATGACTTCACAATATTTTTTGATTCATCACCATTAAGACCATATGGTGTTTTTATTGCCATTGCTCTTTGTTCGTCTGTAAGATTAGGTGTCCAGAATTCAATTGATCCACCATCTTCTGGTTCCCAACCAGGTGTTAAATATACAATACAAGTATATTGATTAGCAGTCCATCCGTCAAGATGTATGCCACCAGATTGATGTTTGCCATGACCATTAAGATAATGTCTTAATAGTTTCATACCAGGATTAACTTTTTCCCATATCTCTTTAACCCAATCTTGTTGTATTTCATATTCTTCTCTCTTGGTATCGTGACCGCCAAGATGAATATGTTTATAACCAGATGTCTTTGCTTGTGCCTTCATTTCTTCTGAAGAATACCAACCGTCTTGCCAATCTAATTTCATAGCAATATCATAGTATCTTTTAATATCTTCTTCAGGTATTGTGCCATCAGAAGCTCTAATAGTTTTATGATAATCACCACCAAGCATATTACTACCATCGGTAACATGATATCCACCATCAGGTTGTTTCATTATTACTTCACCCATTTTTATTTTGCTCCTTCATATTTTCTTCAAATTGTTTCATATGTGAATCAAACATTTCTTGCTCATATAAAACAATTGTAATTAAACTATATATTGCCATATCTAACAATGTATCTTTAATGTTTTCTTCTTTAAATTTAAAGTCACCATTTTTTATGAAACTACATATACGAGAATACTTATCTCCCATACGAACAACAGAACCTTTCCAGGGTTCAATACCTGTTAAAGCAGATAATCTAAAATTAGCAAATATATCTTCCTTAGCACCATAGTCATGTTTCTTACTATCGTGAAGATTCTTTATTGTATTTAGCAATTCATAAAAACGCTTGCTTTGCTCTTCGTTTGTCATAATTTACCCATTGTTAAATGCTTAACAACTCCTCCTTGAGGTACCCATTGTTTATGTTTATTTTGAAAGTCAGCCAATCTCCTTGCTTCATCTTCAAAGTGACCAGAAGAAAGAATACTACCAGTTGGTCTTTCAATAACCAACCATCGCATTTTACCTTCCCACTTGCTTAACTTTGCTTCATAAAACATTTTGTGTTTAGAAATAGAAGCCGCTGGTTTTTTATCACCAGGAAAGCGTCTAACTCTATTGTTGTTCTTCTTTTTTCTCATCTTTTGAATTTGCAACTGATTCTATTACAGCACTTGTAGGTAAACCTTTAGTTAGTTTTTCTCTATGATGAGCAATTAAAACTTTAACATTATCAAATTCCGCTGATAAGTTTTTAAGTCTTGATTGTAAATTAGAAACTTGAACAATTGAAGTTTTTACTTCTTCCGAAAGTTTAGTTTCGTCATAGTTTTTTCCGTCTATCGTTATAGCCATTACGCTATCCTCCTTATTATTTAATTGTTATATTACTTGCAGCCATTTTACCACGCTGCTCAGTAAGTTCGTATTCAACTGCTTGTCCATCTGTTACCGATGAAACATTAGCAGCTTGTAATGCTGACACATGAAGAAATGCGTCTTTACCACCTTCGTCTGGTGTAATAAAGCCGAAACCTTTTTTAGCGTCAAACCATTTTACTTTTCCTGTAGCCATTTTATTCCTTTTTAGTTAGGTCTTATATTTTAAAATCTGAAAACTGACCTAGTTTCTTTTCAAATTTTCTTTCAGTTGTAGGTTGTCCACTATCAACTAAATCTGTTTGTGCTGTTTGCTCAACATCATAAAATCTCATCTTTGATCTATCAACACCTAATATAAATTTTCTATTTACTGTTGGATCATTATATCTGTTTTTTAATTGTTTAACCATTATCTGGTTTTTATCATCTAGTTCTTCACTAGATATTAAGGCAAACATAAAATCTGCTGTTGCAGGTAAACCAAAACTTTCTGAAGTATCTTCTAAACCTACATCACTACTTACAAAACCACCTCTTGTAGTTTGAGTAGCAGAGAAGATAGGTATATCATTTTCAACTGCCATACCTCTTAATTCTTCTGCAATTGCTTTAATGTAAGTATAACTATTCACATTCGCACCTGCTTTAAATCTTGCACTAGCACATATATTTAAATAATCAACAAACACAATATCTGGTTTAAAAGATTTCTTTAATGCTAATTCTTTTACTAATGCTCTAAAATGTCCTGTATGAGCAGAAGCAGTAGGATATTCTTTGATAATTAACTTACCTGTCGTCTTACTTTGTAATTTGTTTATCTTTGTTTCATACATTGAATATGGTAATTCTTCTAAATCACTCATACCTACATTTAATAAGTTAGCGTCTATTCTTTCAGCAATTCTTTCTTCTGCCATCTCCATAGTAATGTATAAAACATTTTTACCTTGTAGTAAAATAGAGGACGCAAGGTGTGTCATAAACATTGTCTTACCAACACCAGTACCTGCAAGACAAATATTTAAAGTCTTACTTGGTATACCACCTCTTGTAATTTTATTAAAATAATCTAAATCTAATTCAAGTCTTTCCTCTTTCTTTTTATAGAAATCAAATCTTTCTTGTGACTCTAGTAAATAATCATGACCAACTTTTTGGTCAAAAGAAACAGACAAAGCACTTGTCAACATTTCTGGCAAATACTCTGGTGTGTGTTGTTTATCTTTGCCATCTATAATTTGAATACCACCAAGTATTGCATTATGTATAGCACGATCTTTACAAAACTTTTCAGTTGTTTCTACAAGCCAATCTTGATTAACTGGTTCTTTATTTAATGTAGATAATACATCTGTTATCTTTTTATATTCATCTTCGTTTACACTTTTAGCACTATTGATTTCAATAGACAATGCTTCTTTTGTAGGTAAACTATTATACTTGTTTACAAATTTATATATTTCAGTAAACAATAATCTTTCGGTTCTATCTGAAAAATATTCCTCTTTAATAAAAGGTAATACCTTTCTAGTATATTCCTCATTATGAATTAAATTACTTAATGCTGTTCTTTCAATTCTTTCCATCTTTTTTCTTTTTATCTTTTAATTCCTCATCTAATAATACAACTAATATATCACCTATGTGATCTACAAACTCTTGACTATCTGTATCTGCTTCTATTTTATTTTCTATAATAGTATAGTCAAATACCATAGGCAACGCACCTTCAGGTGTCTTTTCAGATTCAGGTCTGAATCCTACCTTGCCGTACTTATAAACTATGGATGAAAATGGACCACTAATTAATTTAAGTGCTGTAAAATCTTCTCCAGATTTTTCAACAAACACATAATCTTCCCTATGTTTAGGGTTAGTCGTCTTGTGGATCTTCGGTATTGTTATCTGTTTCACCATATTTAAACTCTTTATTACATACTCCATCTAATTGTTCTAGTATTTTTTTTGTGAAGTATTTTGTCGGGTCATTATTAATTGTCTTACCAAAAGTTTTTGATCCATCTGGTAATTCAATTCTAGTAGAAACTTGTTTAAATATGTTATGTTTTAAAGCCAAGTCTAGTAGACCGTAGTATCT